CGTGCAGGCACATGTGGTTACTATCCATGTGTCTTCACCAATATTTTTCCACCCTCTTATTAGTTCTTATCCATTGGCAAGGATGTTTATAAATAATTGCCTACGACGATTAAGTTGTGTATCGTTTCAAGAATAACAACCATTGCATAGACGGAAGAACCGGAATGCAGTGTACTAATTTTGGGTTGCGCCACGTTTGGAAATAGCTCTTTTTCTGCGGTCATGCCATGTGTCTCTCAAAATTTTCAACCAAACCTTTTATTACTATTGCAGGTAGCAAATGTGAACTTTTTTATTTTACTCCACAAGGGCTCATTACAGATGTCAAAGACACCTGGAATGGTCTTTTTATGTTTCAAAAGCTATTACAACATTTAGGAAAGCTAGGACGCGTAGATTGGGTTAAGAGCTTTCTGCGTATACTTTCTATGGTGTGGAGCATATACGATGCTATTCACCATATGTCAGTGCAAAGCTTACTCAGGGCGTGTCTTGATATTTATCATGTAGTCAGCGAAATTGCCGATTTCTCCTCGCAAGGGTTGGAGTCCGTTTTGTTGGCTGCTAGCTTGGAGTATCTTCCAAAAAATATAGGGAATATACTTAAGAATATCTCAATTATAAATACTGTGACAAATGAGTATGGTTTACTTTATAAGCTATACGATTATTTTTATCAATTTATAGTTCAGATATTTTCTAGTATTCCCTATGTTAAGGACTTAGATATTCTTAAGTATTTGCGTCTTGCTCCTTCTTTCACAGAAGTTGAGAAGCTGCGCGCTGCTACCTCCAATGTCAAAAATTGGAAGATTAAGCCCCGCGTAATGTCTGACGACCTCTGGCGCAGAGAAGCGCATCGCACCTTTCTTTGTGTTTTGGATAATCCATACATGAAAGATTGGGCAAAGCGTTCCCCTGCAGTTGAAGCTGAAGTCTTAGCTATTTCTCGTTGTAATAAAGTTATTGAAGCATATGAAAGAGCCCTTCGTGTTGAGCCTTCTATGTTTGTTTTTGAAGGACCTCCCGGATGTCGTAAGTCTGTCATTGCGACTCGCGTTCTGGATGCCCTTAATCTTACTAAATATGTTCATTCTGTTCCCCCGGCTGATAACGGCAAAGATTTTTATGATACGTATAATGAAGAGGACGTTATGTTCTGTGATGACGTTGGCCAAATGGGTGCCTCTCAATGGCGCCCATTTATCAACCTCGTTTCATCAGCAAAATATCCTCTCCAATGTGCGGCTGCCGATCTGAAAGATACTAAGTTTTTTAACAGCTGGGCTATTTTTTGTACCACCAATCGTTTTATGAATCTGCAAGGGTTGATACGTTCTGATGGAATTTCAGAAATATCGGCTCTTTGGAGGCGTGGTTATGTGTTTGACTTCTCAAAACTACGAGGCGTAGGAAGTAATGTTATTGGCTCTGTGCAATTTTTACACAAACCACTAGGAAATGATCCGTTTATCGGAGATTTTCCAGTGGAGTTGTATGAATATTGTACACAACAAGCGTTTCCTCTTAAAGAGCTCGGAAGCAGTATAACTGTTTCAGGACCCAATGCCTCGCGGGAATTGTCTATGTGGATTGCCCAAATAGTCTTGCTATTTAAAGGTATGAAGCAACAACAGTTTGTTGAGAATGCGTATAATACTGACCACGCATATTTTGCAGAAAATTTGTTTTTCCCACAATCTTCATCAGAGTCTGAAATGTCTGATTTTAATTCAGACACTTGGGACTCCTCATCTACTTTTCCTCCGCTTGAATTTGATTATGAGATTGAGGATGATGTTTCACATTACTGGGGTGATTTTTTTACAGGTTTAAAGGACTACTTATTTGATCTTTTGATTGAAATAGGTAAAGTCATTTCTTCCATGGACCCAGTTGTGCGTGAGTGTCTGATTCGGCTAGTAGTCTTGTTTGCGGTTGTTGCTCTTGCAAATTGTTTAGCTAGTCCTCCTCCCTCTAAAAATGTTTCTGATTTTGTTGCACAGAACTCTTCATTGGAGGAGCGCCCTGTGCACACTAGTGTTCCTTTCGTTCAAAACAATACGCTTCCAGTTACTGTGCATGTCCAAAATACTAATCTTTTGTGTTATGGTCTTTGTTCAGGTCACCGCGTGTTATTACCAAAACACGTGGTCCCAGACAACGGTTTTATTACTATCTTTAAGGATAGAAGTAAAAACGTTCGTTTGATAGATCACGCTCCTTTTGAAATAATATACGAAGACCTTAATAGTGACTTGTGTGTTGTCTCACTACCTTTGAATATGCCTACTACTTTTAAAAATATATCACATTTTTTTAGACCAAATCCCACCACCCAGAGACACGACGCGTGGATCATTAATAGTGATATGCGCATCGCTTTATCTAGTGTTGCGAGACCCATTAGAGATACTACAGTTTTTTATCGTAGCGATTACTCGCATTATAAGAGTTACGAGAATACGCTAACTAATTTTGTTTCTTATGGGGTACAGCATAATGCTATGTGTGGTACTATACTGTTCGATACTAATGTCGGCATTGTAGGAATGCACGTAGCTGCTTCTGTTTCTCGTGATATTGGAGTCTCTTGTGTGTGGAGTACTGAGGTAATTCAAAGCCTCAGTAATTTTATGAATGATTCTTTTTTATTTGTTGATGCTAAACCCAAGGAGAAAGATAGAGAAGATTTTAGTGCTGTAGATTTAGCACTAAATTTTCACTTGACTACTCCTAAGTCCAGCAATTTTGAACCTTCCCCCCTTCATAACTCTCCCATTTCTTTGTTTGACGGACCCCTAACTAAGGGTCCGGCTGATTTGTCCATCTATGGTCCTCATACTGTTAAAGATATTGAGAAAAAGAGTTTAAAGCCTGTTAAGGACATCGATATCGAAGATCTGAAGTACGCCCAGGCTGTGCTTAGAGCAACAGTACCTGAGTTTACGGATCTTTCCGATAGCGATGTCATTAACGGTGGAGAATATTTAGCTGGGCTGAACAAACAGTCCAGTAGTGGTTATTCATACTCTAAGAGTAAGGACGACTACGTAAATTTCTCCCAAGCTACTTTTTCTGATATCTTTGAAGAGCGTTTGCATAAATTTGAGGAAGATGTGCTTAATGGCACATATGATCCTCAGGATAATCTTTGGGCAGCAACACTAAAGGATGAATTGCGATCTCTAGAGAAGAATAGAGCTCCACGTTCCTTTCGTATTGCGCCTTTGCATATCCAGGTTTGGACAAAACGCTTATTTGGCGATATGGTTCGAAAATTGCTACCTCATAGACATTCGCACGGCATTATGATTGGTATTAATCCCTATGTAGAATGGGATACTATTTACCAAAAATTGATGCTATGCGGACGAAAAGGTGAGATGAGGGTATGGGCAGGTGATATCGGTGACTGGGACGGCTCTATGTTGCCTCAAGTACAACACGCTATTGCTGATGTTTTACTTGAGAAATATAAGGGACGCCACCCAGTTATTGCCGAATATCTCCTCCGTACTCTTCCCCACTGTCTTGTTGGGATGAATGATGATGTTATTTTAACCACTCATTCACTTCCCTCAGGTAGTTTTCTAACCGCTATCGTTAACAGTTTGATGAATAAAATGTACTCGTCAATGTGTTTTCATGCTTTATACCCTAATTCCTCTGTTTCTGATTTTATTTCCGGAATTGTTGAAATATCTTATGGTGATGATAAGCTTATGGGAGATC